GAACACCGAAATGAAAGGTAATGTATGCCCAGCTCCAACGCAAGGCAATCAATGCGGAGATTGCAGAGCGTGTTGGGAAGTTGAAACAGTATTATATCACAAACACTAATCAATAAATAAAACGATCATGATAACAGAAACGATTGAAAACGGACGTAGCTTCTCAGGAGAAGTATACAGAGAAGAGGCTCCTGAAGTAGTGCTAATTGACCAACTGGAGTGTGAACACATTAGCTTCAGCAAGGTAAAGAGAGAACTGAACAATGAGTTTAATTTCTGTAGCCACGGGGTATTAGTAGAGTATTTAATTAACCTAAATAATAACTATTAAACGACAGGAACGATGAAAGTAACAGTAAATAAATTAGAATTAGCTTCAGAGTTAGCTCACTACATGCTTGTTCAAGAATGGGATGATAGACCTGAGAACATATATGTGGAAGACGATAATGGAGACACAAGGTATAATGAAGAAGCACAGGATATTTTCAATCACTACTACGACAGCTTTGAAATAATAATTGAAACAGTTCAAGAGGGTAGAACAATTAAACGATAGGAACAATGAAAACAATGAACACAATGAGCGGTATGTTCGGACATATCAAACACATGGTAAGCAAGGGTATGGTAGACCTCGATGATTTCTACAATGTATCATATGACAGAACTGTTATCACCTTGCAGGGTAGATACTCATCGGACAAACTGTCTGACTACACAGAGTTTTGGTCATTCAATATAAACGGATGCAACGGTTTTATAGAGGGTACAGCAGACATTGATGGAGTAGAGGTTAAAATAGTATTCACGTAATAAGTTAGGAACAATGAAAAAGCAAATTGATTTAAGAAAAAGATGCGCTGAGTCTGATAAGATATGCGCTTACTTTAAGATAGGCTACCGACCTATTGATGATTGGAACGAACTGATGCCAATTGTTCAGTTGGTGGCGGATGAGATACTTGGATTGCATGATGGAAGCTATTGTGATGCTGATACACTAGTCGAATATGAGCATGGCTTTGTGAACTTACTATACAAAGATGTTACATACGTCAGGAACATTGTCTGCAATACAATAGATTGGATAGGCAAACAGAAGAGAACAGAAGTGCATGGATGTCTATACAAGCTAACAGTTAAGAATCTTTATAAACATAAAGAGTTAAGGGATGCGCTTGCAGATGATATGATACGCGATGTAGTTGATGGTGCATATGTTTGGATAGCAGATGGTGGTGAAAGTCCGATGGTGTTCAGTTTCTTGGAAGGTGAATGGGTGAACAATCATGGAAATGTAGTTAATGGTTACTCAACCATATCCTGTAATGAGCCTGTAAAAGAGATGTCAATACTTGACATGATCAAAGAACTTTATGAATATGAAGGTGAAAAAGTTGAACCTAAAGTAGTTAAGAACTATTTAATTGAACAATGAGAAAAGCAAGCGTAGACGTACAGAAATCCAAAGGCAAGTACCAAGTGTTCCGAGTAACCTTTGCTGATAAAAGGCACTACGATAATTGGTGGAACATGGTTGAAACCAAATGGGGTTATAAGATCATTGGCGTAAGGTTCGATGATGGAAACCCAGGGTTGGATAATTGGTAATTGTCAGGTAGATTACATTTTAATACGACAGGAACATTGACATTTGATTAAATAAAAATTAGAACACATGGAAATAGATTTAGTATCAGGTAACATCTACGGAATAGTAGACAACGGAGTGTTAATCTTATGTGCTTTTATTGGCTTTGAGATTGACGTAGTTATTGCAAGGTGGTTCAATAGAGCCACCAATCCATTCCTTTCAGCAGTGATAGGGGCGGCAATTGGAAATTGCATCAGCGACTTTCTAGGCGCGGTGGTTGACCCTAGCACTAGGTCAATGGCAATAGGTATAACATTAGGGTGTGTATATGCGCTAGTGTTAATTCCAATATTCAACTTAGTATTCAAAAACAAAAACAAGTAATATGAAAACAATGAACAGAAGTAAAGTGGAAATACAACGCATGATAGGCGCGTTGAATCTTGAGAAGACGATCATGCGGATGAAGTCCGAGATACTGCATGACATAGCAGATGGTAAGATACCTGCTGACATCATGCATTTTCGTGACCTACATGATTATGTGGATGCGAATGAGTATGGAGGATTCTGTGAGGATGGCAACCGAGTATTGGATTGTCTTCCTGCTGATCAGAAGATAGATGTACTTAACCATTGTCAAGATGTAATAGACTTTTGGTTGAAGTCACCTAATTGGTTTATTAAGTAGTCAGGAACATTGAAATTTGAAAAATGATAGAACAAAAGATATTTTCATTGGCTGAAATGCCTATGTATCAAGCGGTAGCTACAGTAATGGAGGACGGTAAGGTTTGGGTCAAATACTTCTTTAACAAACATGAGGTAACAGAAGGAGTTGACAATGAAGACCATCTTTTTGCTGAGTCTGTAATAGTTAAAATAAAAGACTACGTTGACCTTAATGGTCATACACTGTGGTCTTATTAGTCAGGAACATTGTAATATTGTAAAACAAAAACAGACAGTAAAATGAACACAACAGAGAACAATAAACTGATAGCCGAATTCATGGGGAGTTCAATCCTATTAGACCCCGACAATAAGGAAACCCCATTTACACGACCCGATTATGAAAACGATTGGAACGATTTGATGCAAGTGATTGAAAAAATAGAAAGCCTGTACAATGGCGGATTTGAGGTTGGAATTCATCATTGCTCTACAATTATAGGGCAATGCAGAAGCACCCCTTATGGAAAGCTTCATAATCAAGTAAATCTGTTTGAAATAACCGCTTCAGAAGGTTACAATTTTGAAAGAAAGATTCAATACACTTACGAAGCAGTAGTTCAATTCATCAAATGGTACAACAAAAACAAATAAAATGAAACGAACAGCAAAGAAAGTAAAGGACATCTTGGAGAATTTGGATTGGCAAGCAGAGTGGTGTCATCCTGACAAGTGGAATACTGCGGATGAACTCAGATGCACCACAACGCTTGAGGCAACGGAGTTTGACATTGAAGTGATTCAAGAGTATATTGACCTATATCTTGAAGATGTGGTTAATGAGTATAGGTATGACGAAGAAACTATTGAACTATATGATAAAGATGGTATGACTTTCCATATGCTACTCGCAACATACGTTGCCGACCCCGTGGCATGGGATGTGATCCGTAAAAGTAACGGAGACCTGTACGCTCCAGACTCTGCAACATTCACACTTGTAATACCTGAGATAGCATGAGAGACGCAATAATACTTGCGATGTACCTGGTGGCACTTAAAACACTTGATCTTATTGATAAACTGAAAAACAAATGAGAATTTTAGTAGCCTGTGAGGAATCACAAACAATAACAAAAGAACTTCGTGCATTAGGTCATGAAGCGTATAGCTGCGACATACTACCATGCAGTGGTGGGCATCCTGAATGGCATTTACAGCAGGATGTTTTTGAGGTGATCGAGCAAGGATGGGATATGATGATCGCGCACCCTCCATGCACATATCTTGCAGTAAGCGGTGCGAGGTGGTTATACAATAAAGACGGAAGTAAGAATGAGGATAGGTGGAGGAATCAAGCGGAGGCTTTGGATTTTGTACAAAGATTGATGGACGCGCCAATTGAAAAGATTGCTATCGAGAACCCTATCTCAGTCATATCCACGCACATCCGTAAACCTGACCAAATTGTGCAACCATGGATGTTCGGGGACAAGGCAAGTAAAAGCACATGCTTTTGGTTGAAGAATCTTCCACTACTTACACCAACAGAGGTTGTTGATAAGGGAGAGTTTATCGAATTCATCAGTAAGAAAGGAGTCAAGAAACGACAACCTAAATGGTACTTTGACGCATTGAAAGAAGCCAAGACACCTGCTGAGCGAAGGACTTTAAGAAGTAAAACATTCAAAGGAATGGCACAGGCAATAGCAAACCAATGGACAAAAACAGATGATAGTGATTGAGGTTCTGAAGGCAGGAACGTTGTTCTTTTTGGCTGTGTTCCTGCCGACAATTACAGTTTACACCATTATCAAACGGTTGTATATGACTATATTGCAGATAAATTTAAAACGAAAAATAAAAAAATGAAAGAAGGAATAAACGTATTATCACTGTTCGATGGAATGAGCTGTGGGCAGATAGCACTTAACAAATTAGGTGTAAAGGTCAACAAGTACTTTGCTTGCGAGATAGACAAGTACGCAATGCAAGTAACTCAACACAACTTTCCTGACACCATACAATTGGGAGATGTTCAGTTCGTTACCAAAGAAACTTTCGGTAATCACAAGATAGACCTGGTAATAGGTGGTAGTCCCTGCCAAGGATTTAGTTTTGCAGGTAAGATGCTGAACTTTGATGATCCACGCAGTAGGTTGTTCTTTGAATACGTCAGGCTTGTTAAGGATTTGAAACCCAAGTACTTCCTACTTGAGAATGTCAAGATGAAACAAGAGTCTAAAGACATCATCACAGAGTATATGGGTGTTGAGCCTATCGAGATAAACTCAGCATTGGTATCTGCTCAGAACAGGCGAAGACTTTACTGGACGAACATTCCTAACGTAGGACAACCTGAAGACAAGGGTATTGTACTGAAGGATATAATTGAGGATGGTATGGCAGGTGAGGCTCCTGTAAAACATACAGATAGAAACCGAAGATATTTAAAAGATGTCAATGGTAAATCATTATGTGCTTCCGCTACAATGTACAAAGGAGCTGGTAACAATGGAATGACACTCATACAAGTAGATGACAAACTCCGCCACCCAGAGGCAACTAAGAAAGGATACGCTGAAGCAGGTGAAGGCGAGGGTCTTGACCTTACATTCCCACAGTCAAATACACGTAGAGGTAGAGCAATGAAAGATAAGTCCAACTGTCTTACTGCGGCAGGTCATGAGATGGGCGTGGTAGTGAAGTCATACAGAGAGGTCAGAACTGAAGCGGCAAAAAAAGCAAGAAAAGAACACAGAGAGAAAACTGGTGAAGACTTCACACCATTCAGAGCAAAGGAACTTGTAGTAAGAGAAGACGAAAAAGTTGGAACGGTTACGCCATCTTTGAGTAACGACCATAAGATAAGCATTGAGAGTGACAAAAAACTTGTATGGCGCAAGCTAACGCCACTGGAATGCGAGAGGCTTCAGACCGTCCCTGATGGATACACACTTGTACTGGATGATAACGGTAAGCAGTTGGTAAGTGATTCTCAGCGTTACAAGATGCTTGGTAATGGATGGACTGTAGATGTAATTACTCACATTATGAAAAACATGAAACTATGAAGAAATACATAGCATATTACAGGGTATCAACACGCAAGCAGGGTGACTCTGGTCTTGGTCTTGATGCTCAGAAGAGGATGGTTCTTGGGCATGTCAGGAACGATGTCATACTTGAAGAGTTCACTGAGGTTGAATCTGGTACAAGCAAGGGCAAACGACCTATACTTCAAAAGGCAATTCAAAGATGCCAGGATGAGGGTGCTACTCTTGTAATAGCCAAGATAGACCGACTGTCTCGTAACGTGCATTTCGTTTCAAGCCTCTATCAGTCAGGTGTTGACTTCGTGTGTTGCGATATGCCACACGCTAACAAGTTGACCATACATCTCTTTGCGGCAGTGGCAGAGCATGAGGCTGACATCATATCTGAACGAAACAAGGCGGCTGCTCAGTCCATCAAGAAGATCATTGAGCGAGATGGGTTTTACATATCCAAGGCTGGCAACAGGATAACCAAGCTTGGTGGGTGTGACAATCCCAATACCGCTCCTGCCAACAAAGCATGGAAGGAGAAAGCACGTAACAACAGAAACAAGAATGTTGCAAGACCATTTGCTCAGGAGTTACGGAGACAAGGGCTTGGATACTGCACTATAGCCATGAGGCTTAATGAAGCAGGTTACAAAACATCAAGAGGAAAGTTCTATTACAAAACAAGTGTACAAAGGTTACTGAATGAACAAGGAAAGTAGAGATAGTTTTGAGTTCTGGTTCTATGTGATATACATAGGCGGACAGGTTATACCGATTATTTACTACATATTAATATACTGAAATGGTAAGAGAAAGAGATTTAAAGGAAATGGGGTTCAATAGAGAATACCCTCTGTACAGAATGGGAGACATTACGCTTTATGCGTATGATGATGATGACAGGCTCGATGTCTACTACATGATAGATGAGAGACCTATCGATGACCATGCATCATTCCCATATGAAAGGTCAATAAGAGTAAGAACAGTAGAACAACTAAAAAAACTGATAGATGAAAGGAGAGGTTAAATTGATAGTAAGGGTGGCTAATGACCATCCTGACGCTGAGATATTCAAGCGTCTCGGTAATAAGATAACACTGGAGCTGGATAATTATGATCACGCATTTGAGCTTACGATGACAATGCTTAACTTGCGAGGCTCCGAAATGTTTGAACACGGAGACCTGATGTTCTACAATAACGGAATACTGATAGAGATAGACAGATGAAAAAGGAAGAAAAACAAGCAATAATTGACATACTCAATCAATGGAGGGATATGATAGGAGTTGATGGCAGGAACGTTGACGTACTGATAGACAGAGTTAATCAGATATACATTCCAGAGCCAATAGACATACAAGAGGTAGATGTTATCAAGGCAGACATAGCAAACATGTGTGACCAGATCAAGTATGATGTCAAGCAGAATAAAGTACGTGGTGTTGATAATACAACGAAGAGAATGGCAATCTATAAAGCTTCTGAGATAAAGTATGGTAGAACGTCAAGTATGGAATGTGCGGTTAAAGAGTTCTTCGATAAGGACAGAACAACACTACTGCATTGGAGAAATAAATCAGATGACCTTATTGATATAAAAGACCCTATGTTTGCAACGTATGTTAGTCAATTAATTTAACACAAAAAGTGTAACACCGCAAATTGAAAACGAACTTTTAAAAACAAGGGATGAAAAAGATACTATTTATATTGGTAGTTGTTATGGTTTCTTGCGAATCACAACCATTGCCGCAAAAGCCCTACATCATTATTTACAAAAACCCAAATAGCGGAGCTTGTAATGAAAGCTATTGCAGGTATGAATACCAATCTGCCAATGGTAGAGTGATTTCATTCTGCGATTACGAATCAAAGTATAACATAGGAGACACGATAAAATGAAAACAAGAGAACAAGCAGAAGCGAGGGCATTGGAACTTTACCCAATTTTTGAAGAGTTTGACGTTGACAGATTGAAGCCACTCAGAGAAGCATACTTGCAAGGTTGGGATGAAGCTCAACAGGACAAACAGACCTGCGGATTCTGCGTTGAACCAGCTACGGAATTGACAGATGAAAAACATTCTGAAAGCCTTGACACCAAAGAGAATGAAGGTTCGGAGTTACCTTCGGAAAAGCAAAAGGACAAACAGACCTGTGGATTCTGCGTTGAACCAAAAGAAGTTGAAATGATTGAGTGTCCTGACTGCAACGGTGAAGGTACTTGGTACAACGACACATCAAGACAATGCACAACATACAGAGGAGATTGCTGTGGTGGTTGTGGTTATGATGTGGACTGCGATACTTGCAATGGAACGGGCGAAATTGAAAAAGAAGAAGAATGAAACACGAAATAATCCTCTGCAACCACCGAGCCAAGAAGGGAACACTTCAGGCGAAGAAGTATGGAACACTAATTATCTTCCTATCCTGGTTACTTACAGGAGGGATGGTGTATTCGATGACATTAATTTAAGACAGGAACAATGAAAGAAGAAGAAATAGACGAGATCCTTACACAGACAGTTAACGGAATGATGCTCATGGGAGTATCTGAACACTTTGATGGAACGCCACTGAAGATGATATTCTTGGGGCTTTCCTCTGCTTTGGCAGCAACATCGTCCGAGCATAAAGAGGCAAGTGATGACATGAAAGATTCTGCGATAACCATGCTGGAGACAATGAAGATGGTAATAGAGTCTTCCAGGTTCATGGTTGAGGTGGATATTCAGAATCAGATAGATGACCTGTTGAAATAATATGATTTATGGGATGGATTAAAATTGACAGAAACATAACCGAACACTGGTTGTGGTCTGATGAGAAGAAACTAAAGTGGTGGTTGACCATACTCATTGATGTAAATTACTCGGACAGAAGGATGGCATTAGGGTATAAAACTTACGAGGTGAAACGTGGTCAATCACCTAACAGTATAAGAACATGGGCAAGCATTTTTAAGACAGGAACGAAGTCAGTTGTAAGGTTCTTTGACATGCTTGAGGAAGATGGTTTGATAAGGAGAGGAACAATAGGAAGTGGGAAACACTCAACGACACTCATAACTGTCTGTAAATACGATAGTTACGACTATGATGGAAACGCAAGGGAAACGCAAGAGACAACACTAAGTACCACGCAAGAGGATACGCAAGGGGATACGCAAGGGGGGTACATAAGAAGAAAGGAAGAAAGTAAAGAAGGAAAAAAAGAAAGAAATAATATTAATGCGCCAAGCATAAATGAAGTGATAGATTATGTTTTGGAGCGTGGATACTCTAAATCTCTTGCAGAAAAATTCTATGCTCATTACACCGTAAAAGGTTGGGTTGTAAAGGATGGTTCTAAGATTGATGACTGGAAGGGTCTTCTTAATAATACGTGGTTCAAGAATAATCATAAAAAAACAGACAGGACAATACAATTAGATGATGGTTGTATATTTGTACCAATGTCTGAGGCTCGTAATATTGTGCGAGACCTTTCACCTACATCAATGCATGAGGCAGAACTCAGAGGAGAAGGTGATGAGTATGTCAGGAATGTGATGAATGCAAGAGTACAGTACGAGCCTTATGGTGATGCTTGGAAAACAAGAAGGTAATGAAAAAACTGTTTGAAAGAGAAATAAGTATTTATGAGAGTCTGTTCGATGTGGACTCCAATCATGTGATAACTGTAGGTCAGGCTCTCAGTCGCATCAAGAAAGGCAAAAGCAGGGATAAGGTAGAACATGTAAGAAGACTTCCTCATGGAAAGGAGCGTGATAGTGTTAAGAAGTCACTTCCATCGCCACTGTTCTCTGGTGTGTTCAAGTCCAGGAACGACAACAACATCATCTCATACACTGGTCTGATATGCTTGGATTTTGATAAGTGCAACATCAAAGACAAGATAGCTGAACTGAAAAAGAACAAGTATGTCGTTTCATGTTGGGTATCTCCAAGTGGTAACGGTGTGAAGGCATTGGTAGAAGTTTCCGAGCCTAACAAACATCTTGAGCATTTTGACGCACTGCTTGAAGACTTCAAAGACCTTGATCAAACAGGAAGAAATCTCAGCAGGGTTTGCTTTGAGTCGTATGACCCGAACATTTACATTGCCCGTAAGTGGGAAGTGTATGACAGGTTCGTTGTCAAAACGTATGAAGCTGTTCCTGTCGTAAACACAACTCAGAACACCGTTTACGAAAGACTCAAGAAGTGGATGGTCAACAAGGGTGAAGGATTCTTTGAGGGCAACCGTAACAACTTCGTATTCAAACTTTGTTGTGGATGTCTGAGGTTCGGATTAGTAAAGGATGAGGTCAGGGATGTTATGATCAACGACTTCTGCGGTGGTAGCTTTCACGTAAAGGAGTTGGATGTGATACTCAATTCCGTTTACAGGAACTATGCTTCTGATTTTGGAACAGCACAGTTCACCGAGGATGATCACCTTATCAGCACTGTTACCAAGGAAAGCATAGAAGAGGAACTTGAAAACCTTGAGGGACCGCTTGAGGATGTTATATACCTGAATGACATTATGCCTGAGATGCTATCCTCATTCCATTCAGGAGATACAGAGGGTGAAACAACTTACTTTCCATGCATTGACGATAGATGGAGATGGTGTAGAGGTGAGATAACTGTTATGTTCGGAATTGCCAATTTTGGTAAGACCGAGATGATGCTACAGCTCATGCTGATCAAGTCCATCCGTGATGGTTACAAGTGGGCTATATTTTCTCCAGAGAATTACCCTCCAGTGTCTTTCTACAATCAGCTTATACATACACTTGTTGGAAAGAGCGTACATAAGCACCACAAGAATCAGATGTCTGAAGATGAGTATAGGAAAGCGGCTGAAAAGATAAACAAGCATTTCTTCTTCATCTATCCTGACGAAAAATCACCTACCCAAGAGTACATCAATAGAAAATTCGTAGAATTGATGGTGAAGGAGAATGTGGATGGATGTCTGATAGACCCATTCAATTCCCTTGTTAGAGATTTCAGCTCAAGAATAAGGGATGATCAGTATCTTCAAGAGTTCTTCAGGGTACAAAAGAAATTTACACTTGAGAATAACATCTACATGATAATCGTCATGCACCCAAACTCATCATTAATAAGAGACGAACGAACAGGGGATTACAGACCGCCTGGCGTGTATAATATTGCAGGTGGTGCTATTACGCTGAATAAAACAGATAACTTACTTCTGTTCCACCGACCATACTACAACTCAAATCCATCTGACACAACATCTCAGTTTTTCTCCAAGAAGATCAAGAAGAAGAACATTAACGGTAATACTGGTGAATGTATTCTGACATATGATGTTTTTGAACGTAGATTCTATGATGGGGATTACACTCCATTTGATGAAGAAAAAACTGCTTATGTTGTTCCTGAGTCTGGTTTCTCAAGTGCAATGGAACAAGCAAGGTTTCCGTATGCTAACGAAACGGATGAAGAAGTTCCATTTTAATTTCAGTCCTCAAATAGATTACGACCTAACCAATTAAATTAGCAAAACAAAAACAAAAGAAAGATGAAGAAAAGCTGGGTGACAAAAATCAAAGACAGAACCCCTGAGTGGTTTGAGTACAGACAGAATGGGTTAGGAGCATCGTCTGCGGCCATAGTGTGTGGTCTCAGTCCTTACAAACCAACTCCCATGCAGTTATTCCACGAGAAGGTTGGCACTATGGAGTCAGACAAGTCAATGTCAGCTCCAGCGTTTCACGGAATACATCAAGAGGAATACGTTGCTAACCTTTGGCGTTACTATGACGGAACAGAGGATGGGTATATGGAGAACTTTGAGACTGGAAGAATCATACGTCAGGCTCGTCAACTCGTTGGATTCATTCAGAACCCAAAGTACCCTCACTTGTACTGCAACATCGATAGGGTGATTTTAAAGGGTTCAAGAAAACTGAATGATGACGGAACGATTTCTAACGAGGTAACAACAAAGAACTGTCCGTTGGAGATCAAGACTATGAATGGTTTTGTCTACAAGAAGTATGAAGGCGTTCCTGACATGTACATTTTACAGGTACATCAGCAGATGATGATAATGGAGTGTGATTACTCCGAGATAGCCATGCTTATTGACGGTAGGAACTTCAAGGTATTTCCCATACATAGGAACGAGTCTATCGTGGAGATGATAGAGGAGCGTACATTTGATTTCTGGAAGCGTGTACTACAAGGAAGACAGGCTCTCATCAAGGCTGAACAGGCAAAGGAAGATGAAGACTACGAAGGTTACGAAGATTGTATGGGTGTTATCCAGCAGCTTGAACCTGAGCCTGACGATAACGAACACTACTCGTCATTCCTGTCCGAAACCCATGAAGTGGAACAGGAGATAATGATGGGTAACGAAGACCTGCTCGATAAGACCCAAAGACTTCAGACAGTTAAGGCAATGATCAAGCACCTTGAAAAAGAGAAGCGAGAACTTGAGAACAAGATAAAGAACGAGTTCAGGAAGGAGTCTGTAGAGAAGATAGAGTTTCCTGGGCATGGGTACATGAGGTACTACCAAAGAGCGAACAACAACACTAAGATGCTTGATGTCAGGATAACCAAGCCAGATGAATTTGTCATCGGAGTTGAGTTGGAAAATATTGACAGAAAAGTAGGTTATATCATTTAATTGTAATACTTTAGCAACATGGAAAAGTTAGTAAAACTACAGTCAGAACTCAAGTCACCGAAGAACCAGGTGAATAAATTCGGTGGCTACAAATACCGTAACTGCGAGGATATCCTTGAGGCGGTAAAGCCACTACTTGACAAGCACGGTCTCGTTCTTAACATAACAGACTCTCTTGGAGAGCTTTGTGGAATACCTTACACTGAAGCCACTGCAAGCATCTTTGATCCAAAGAAACCAGACGTTGTAGTGACATCTAAAGCTCAGGCAGGTATCGACCCGAATCAAAAAGGAATGAGCCTTGGTCAATGTTTCGGTGCGTCATCATCATATGCTCGTAAGTATGCCCTGAACGGTCTTCTTCTTATCGATGATAACAAGGATCCTGACGTAACAAATAACCACTCAACTACTAAGCCAAGAAAGACAACTACTGTTGAGAAGAAGGCAGGAGCAAAGAAGAAAGTAGTGGCTGGAACTGCTGAGTATAACAAGCTGTTGGGATGGATAGAGAGTGCAAAAGGCTCTATTGAAAAGGCACTTGAAATGTACGACATCGACAGTGCAACAGAAAACCTAATTCGTAAATCAATTAAATCCAAGTAATATGAGTTCAGTGAACAAAGTGATTCTTTTGGGTAACATCGGAAAAGACCCAGAGGTAAGAGAAACCAAGTCAGGTAAAGTAGTTAATCTTGTTTTGGCAACATCGGAAAGATACACCGATAAGAGCGGACAGAAACAGGAAAACACAGAATGGCACAACCTTGTAGTGTTCGGAAAGCTTGCTGATGTTGTTACCAAGTATGTAAAGAAAGGTGACAAGCTTTATGTTGAAGGGAGTATTACCACAAGAAAGTGGGAGGACAAAGAAGGGAACACCCGATACAATACGGACATCAAGGTGCGTGACCTAACCATGCTTGGAGGCACAGAGAAGAAAGCGACCAAACAAGTAGCCGTAGCGGTAGGCGAAGATGAAGATGATTTACCGTTCTAAGTACTTGATTATCAATAAGTTAGAAAGCCCTGTCGTAATGATGGGGCTTTTTATTATCTTTAAGCATGGCATATAAAAAGATCAAACTCAAGATAACCGATGAGGTGTACGAGAAGATGCAGTCCCGTAACCCTTTATGGACAAGGGAGGCATTCGATCAGTCTGAAGACCTTGCAAGACAGTTCAAGGAGAACATCCTTTACATGTGCGAGAAGAAAGGCTTCAAGGTAAAGGAT